ATGGAACTTTGAGATTTATCTGCTGTGCTCGATTATTGACAAATTCGTAAGCTTTTTCGTCGTACATGAAGTAAATGTAGTTTTCACGGGCAGCCAATGATTTCTTGTCCGTCAAACCAATGTTCGGGACAAGCAACGAGATTGTTCCACCGCCCGGATCGCTGGTGAATTGGTATGAGTAGATCGAGTTGGTTCGGAAAATGATTAGCGAGTTGTAGTAAACCGACACGCGAACAATAGCTTGCCCATCACCGGCACCAACGTTGATGAAGTTGGTAGTGCTGGAGAACGTAGGCCAGAACGTGGGGGAGCCGAGCGTGTTAGAGAAATACAGCGTGGTGGCGTTACTGAGAGCGTCACGACCGCCAGCTACCCAAAGACGGAACTTGTGTGCGACAATCGTGTCGCCTTTAGGCATTTGCGCTTCAGCGACAAAGCCGAGCGTCGGGGACCAACTTCCCCCCGGATTAGTGGATCCGAAAGGAGCCAGCAACCAAGCTTTGTTATCAAACTGAGCCATTGCAGTGGCGGCGATCGTGTTAGTGATCAGGATCCACGTGTTGCCGTTGAAGTAGTAAGTGGAGCTGTTGCCGTCACTGCCGATTAGGTACGGGACGTTTCCGGGCCCGTAGTAGTAACCCAGAATTGTGGGGTTACCCGCTGACGAGTTGAGCGGCATGTTGATGTTCTTGTACACGATTGGGGGACGCGACACCAGCGATCCGTCAAGATCCAATTCAAAGTTTTCACACAGGGCAAGCTCGTTGTCAGCGATCGCTGTAGCGTCACTGAACGTGTTTAGGCCACCAATAAAGGGGCCGATTTGGACGGACTCGCCGGGCATGGTTCCTACCAGTCGTAAGTAGTGATGGTTTCGTATGTCATGTTTTGAGCTGTGCGCTCTTCTTCAGACTTCTCGTTGAGCCCGGCCTCAAACTGCTGCATCTTGGCAGCTGAGTTTTGGAAGTCCTCGTCCATCTCGTAAGCCTGCTGCATGACGTAACGAACTACGTCTTGGTAGTACTTGTCCGGGACCGACAGAACGCTGGCTGACGTTGTTACCGGCGTGGGCCGACGAGTGAAGTAAAGGTCGATCGAGCTGTCAGAGTTTGGCGTAGGCCACAGGGTGAACGTGCCGCCCCATTCGTACCAAAGCGTAGGGTCGCCCAAAGCTACGTTTAGCGGATCAGCCGTAAAAATGTGTTCTTCGGCTTCGGCAAACGACATGTTAGGGACGCGGTATCCCTTGAAGTGGAGTGACTCAACTTGGTGGATCTGGTCAGATGGGAACGTGTAAGAAGCTTGGCCTGCGACAGAAGTGCTGGTGCTCTTGGCTTTCAGTACTTTGTTCTTGGCTACGATCACGTCCTGTGCGTCATTGATCCAACGGATAATGTCCGAGTCTGCGAGCTGTACGCCAGACTCGTCACCAAACTGTCGCTTCACAGCGATCAGTACGTCAGAAACTAGTCGAGTAGCTGCGTTTAGTGTCACGAGTTGTAGGTCCTTCCGCCGTGTCGCCACGTGTGCTTGTTTGTTTTGGCCGCAAACTCGAACAGGTCAAGGTAGTCGGCAAGATCTTCTTCTTGCTTTTTCAAGTTCATGAGCTCTTCAGCGGCACGCTTAGCTTCCATCTTGGCAAACACGTCGTCTGGACGGTGCTTGCTCAAGTCACCCTCGAAAATCCACGTAAGCACAGCTGCTGGATCTTCCATTTCTTTATCCGTCAAATAGCGAATAATGTGCGCGGGCATATTTGCCGGGGAGTCAAGAATAGCCCACGGCTTAGTATCGGTAGCGTCACGCTTTTCTTTAGGGATATAAACAAGCGACAGGGTGTTTTTGTAGTCCTGAAGTACTTGAGCTAGATGGGCGTGCTTCTCATTGATGAATTCGCCAAGATCCGAGTTCCACACTGTTGAGGACCGGTTGAGAGAAGTTTCCATAGAGGAAGTTTAGCGGAAAGGTGCGTGTTTTCCTTAGCGCAAGACCTCATACCCAGTAAAGCGACTTTTCTCAGTTACAACCCACGTAGCCATTCCAGCCTCAGCTGACATACCTGAGTAGTCTGCAAACTCTGGGGATCCGCCATCGAGTGCTGGATTTTGTACAAAAAGCAGTGTCCCAAAGTTTCGGATGACTTCGTGGTGGTAATGATTGCCGACCAAGACAACAGCGTCCCCTGTTGGGTTGTGGGCCGCCGCCATGTTTTTGTACCAGTTGTAAGCTTTGGTCGAAGGATCGCCTCCGTTGCCTTTGCCGTAAACGCTTCCATGCGTGACTGCGTAGATGTGAGAGTTGATGTCCACAGTCAGGGCTGGCTGATCGTAGGCAATGTTGAACGACACGTGGCTGAGTGCCTCGTCTCGCTCGGCGGCCATAGCTACGGCTTCAGCTACTAGCTGATCAAAATTGTCTTGACGGTTTACTCGTTTGCCGTTGATCCGGTTCTCGCCGTGGTTTCCGGGCACAGCTACTACGCGGAACGTAGGGAATCGCGTAGCTACCCGATCCAAGAAGTTGAGCACGATTCCGACAGTTGTGCGGATCTGATCGCGCATGCCCATGTCGATCTGCCAATTCTGGTTCGGGTAGATCGAGCAGCCTTCAATCAAGTCTCCGCCAAGTAGCAATATGCCGTCTGAGACATATTTTTCATCATCCCGTACTCGCTCTTCGGCAAGTGTATAGATAAGATCTAAACGCTCGATCAGGGCCTCGGTGCCGCCTCCAGCGTCTTTACCGGTCTGCGTATCGTTGATGTTGAACACCAGCGTGCCCTCACCTGACGGCTTTTTTGTTCCACGTGAAACACGCTTCAATTTGTTGAGAATCTCAACGCCATCTACTGTGATTTCAGACGTATCTGGCTCTATAACGAAACGGTAACGCCAGACAGGTTTAGTTGTGGCCAGCTTCTGATCCTCAGAATCGCGGGTCCACGCCACCGGATCGTATTTCATCTCAGCGATGCGTACACGGTAACCGACAGGGATCTCGATACCCATGTCCGTAATGGCTTGCGCAAAGTCAGGCTCGCCCTCCAACGTAGGAAGAATGTCTGTCGTTACAAACCGAACGTTGTTGGAATCAAACCGCACACCCGGTTCCCACCCTTTCGGGTGAGACTGCCGAGTACGTGAAGCAAGTGTGGGCGGCGTAGTCCGTAAATAATCAGAGAGGTCCACAGATCGCACACTTGCCTTGTCGGTGAGTTGTCAAACCCTCACGAGCGGATGGCATACCAAATTTCTTGAATACGTCCATAAGTTCTCGCGTACTCCATGCCGAATCGGCCATAGCTGCTTTCATGGAAGCCTGATCAGCTTCTGGTAGTTCAGCTACCCATGTCCCAAATTTGCACTCGCGGGAAGGCCGGGGCCCAGCAGCGAGTGCCAGTGTCAAGTTATCCATGACGGTTAGCTTACTGCGTTGCGAGGAACATTTCTCGCAAATCGTCAATAGCAAGCTTTGGGTTAGTCAGGCCAAGCTGGGCTACATAGTAGGCGCGTTCGCCATCATCAATGTTGTCAAAGCCTGTTTGAGCTTTGTAAAAAGACCGCTGGTAGTCGTTCAAGCTAAGGTTGGCGGGCAGCCCAGATACCGTCTTGAAGTACTTGTACATGTAGTCGTTCAAGGACAGGCCGAAAGGCAGCCCGGAGACTGTGCGGTAGTACGTGATCATATCTGCCATGAAAACTCCAAAAAAGTAAGGGCCCCACCCATTGTAATGGATGAGGCCCTTTAGCTTGATGTTTAGGACTCGATGATGTCCGAGATCAAACCGTGCGTGTTACGACGATCCGTACCAAGCTCGTGGTACTCGACGAGGCGAGCGTAGTAAGCGTCGTAATCTCCAGAGGAGTCACGAACCTGCTTCCACATGCTGCCATCGCGGTCGAGCCAGTGAGCTTCCTGATCGCGGTAGAAGGTGACTGCCTCCTCGTTGACAAAGTACTGCTTGCCAAGAGGTGCGTCGACATCTGCCACAACAGGGATTTCGCCGTTGTCCGTGGTGAACGCGAGGCCAGTGAAACCACCAGTGAATTCCTGCTGGTTTACCGTGCTACGAGTCTGCGAAAGCAGGTTGAAGTAGCTACGGCGAACACCGAGGCTCTGGAAGATAACCGTGGTCTTGCCACCGCGGGTGCGGATACGGTCAGCCATCTGGATCATCAGACCTTCTGACAGGGCGCGAGCAGTTCCACCGTTAGCCGAAACTTCAGCGGTCCACTCAGGCTCAGTCGAGGGGTCAATGTTGTACAGCGTGCCGCTTGCCGCGATGATCGCGTCAAAACCGGTGATTTCGCGGTTACCGGAAGCCGAGGGGCCCGATCCGGTGCGCACGAGGATCTGTGCTGTAGCAACGTTGAAAGTAGCGCCCGAGAGGGTAACCGTGTTAGCGCCGGCAGTCAGGTCAATAGACGTGACGGTACGAGCCGAAACAGCAACCGTGGTTGGGAGCGTGATGATGTCCACAACAGCACCGATCTGGAACAGACGAGCGTCTGCGACAGGAACGATGTTTACGCCAGTGCCGTTTGCGCGAACAACGCCGATAGCGCCGTTGCCCGAGCCGTAGATCTGACGGTTGAGGTCCTTCTTGAAGTCGTTTTTGAGGCCTTCGATTTCGTTGTCGAGAGCCTTAGCAAATGCCTTCGGGTCAGTGCTGGACATGGCGATTGCCTGTCCGGTCAGCTGGATTCCACCGTACTGGTGCTTGAGGCCAATACGAGCGGCAGCGTGCCCCTGCTGACCAGCAGTGGGGAGTGCTTCCATCTCGTTACGGGCACCAATGCCAGAGTTACGACGGGTGTGGACGGGGAAGGTTACGTACTTGCCACCAGTCTCGTTCGTGACACCGCTTGACGAGCGCGTGATGCGCTTCAGTGCAGTGACCTCGTTGTTGAGCTGTTCGCGGATACGGCCCTCGTATACCTCTTTGAGAAGAGGCGTGATAGTGCTCAGTGTTGCAGGCATGTTAGCCCTTTCGTACTTGGGTGGAAACTAAGCCTTGTTCGACTGCGACAGGAAGGCTGCGATCAGATCTTGCGTCTCATTGCGAGACAAAGATCCAACCGAACGATTCTGCGCACCTGACGGGGTTCCGCCAGATGTTGGTAGAAGTCGAGGGGCTGAGTCTCCGGGACGGGGGGTTGTAAGGATGCGTTCACGAAGCGAATCGAATTGGTCTGCCGCTTCCGACAGGGGAATTACTCGGTTCGACTGTGAACTAAGAAAAGCTGCACGGCGCACAATCTCCTGCATGTCATCTTGCGAGTAACCACGCTGGGACTGGAGATCAGAGATTTCTTTGGAAAGCTCCGACTCGGCTTGCGCCATGATTTCGGCTTCTTGCTGTGATTCGAGGAATTGTCGGATCTGTTCTTGACCCTGCTGCAATTCCGCGATCCGAGGATCAAGTGCGTCTTGATCCTGCTCATCAATGTCATCAGCAATGTCTTGGGCCTCAGCTTGCGTGGGCATACGCCCGTTCTGCTGCAGGAAGTTTCCAAGAGCCTCGTACATGGCTTCAGGATTCTCATCCATCTGGGTAACGATCGAACGATAATTTCCCAGTTCCTCGGGGGTGCCGAGGTCCTTGTACGGTGCGTACTGAGCATTGATGGATTCAAAACGCTTATTTACGCCTTGATCCCATTTACTCAGTTCGGGCTGAATGAGCTGAAAAGCTGCATCGCCTAGTTTTTCTCGAATGGGCTCCCACGCGGGGTTCACCCCGCTTGACGTTTCTGGCCCTGTATCTCCAGTAAATTCTCCGCCGAGATCTACTGTCTGATCTGTACCTTCAACCGTTAGGTCATCCATGTTTTGTCTCCTTGCCGTACCTCTAACGAGGCCCTAGCTGGTAGTTGTTTAGTTGCTGTAGTTGGCCTAGAGGCCAACCACCGAGATTTCGTGTGTAATGCACACGTAAATCAAGTCTTGTTTGGTGGCCGTGTTCAAAAATGCGGCCGGGTATGACGAAGCGACTGCCGAGCCGTTGATCGCGGTACGAAGTTGGCCAACGCTGGGGTGGTCGTTCTGGATACGGTTGTAGTTGTGAGGGGTAAGCGAGTGCTTTACGTCGTTTACTGGCATGTTAGGCTCCGGGTGTTGGGGTCATGTCGGGAACTTGACCATTACCTGACATCGTAGCACCCGGCCCTTGCATTTGGCCTGTTTGATCCATTCCCTGCATTTGCGCCATCTGCATCTGCATCTGGGCCTGCTGGATGTACATTTCGTGCTGAGCCACGTGCTTGTCAAATTCAGCTTTGATTTCAGGCGGCAACGATTCATACTCCTGCGACATACGGAAAATGTTGTGCACTTCCATGTGCTTCTCATGCACGTCAAAGTCATCGACAGGGATGTAAGGCTGTGCCTGTAAAGCCTCGATGTCGATCATCTGGCCCATAGCTTCGGCCTGCTGAGCTTGCATCTGCATTTGCATTTGCGCTTCCTGCAGCATTGCGGGGTTCAGCATCTTCATCTTGATGTTTTCACGCTGAGCCTTACGCTCGGCCACCTGCATTAGATCGAGGATCTTCTGAGCTCCACCAACTTCGAGAAGGCGCAGAGCGAGGTTCTGGTCGATCAAGCCCATGCCGAACATGTCCATGACACGAGCGTCAGTGGCCGCTTTCGACACGCCGACAGAACTGCCGGGCTGGATCCGGATGTCTGTACCGTTCTTGATGTCAGCACCTGTAAGCATGAGCGTGTCAAACGATCCGTCAGCTCCCACAGTCTTGATCTTGCGTCGAAGATCCACAAACTGCACAAAGTTCTCCAGCGTCTGCTGGGCAATGCGATTGTAGCCATCCTCAATGTTCTGGAACTGTGGGGTACGGAAAGCGTTGTCAGCTTCCTGCAAGTAAGCGATCGCGGTACCCGCAGTAACGCCGGCAGGAGCATTTCCACGCGAAACGTCGTGCTGGCCACCGATGTTCTCGATGTCAGCAAGCACACGATCCTGCTGTTCTACGTAGTACGCAGGGAGCGGGGAAAGCTGGAGCGGTGTCGGAGCAGCGAAGCCGGCCTTGTACTCAATGACCAGACCCGGCTCGTTCGTGATCTTGCTTGGCACGATACTGCCTTTTTGAGCGAGAAGCTGTGGCTTGGCCATACGGTTACCGGCATCAGCGATCTGCGAGCGCAGGATGTTGTATTCGCGCTGCAACGGGTTTAGGTCCACCAGTGGCGAGTCGCCGTAGAACGTGCTTGTCGGAATGTGCTCAAACTTGGTGAACGGGTACATGCCGTGGTTGTAAGGCATGCCGTCGCGGGTGATCGACACGATCAGGTCGTCGATCGAGATAATCACGCCACCTTCGGGCATGAGCTTGTTAGCGCCCGGCTTCAGCCACGTTTCGTACACAACGACAGAATCAGGTGCGCTGGAGTTGGCGTTACCGAGGTTTAGGTAACCTTCTTCGATGATCTGATTAGCGCTTGACACGCTGGGCTGGATGTCCTTGCCCTTCAAAGCCTCACCAAAGTACTGGTAGCACCAGCTGACAGGCTTCGTGTAGGCGTTGATCAGGAACGGCTGGTCGTCGATGTCTTGCTCGCGGATGTCAGGCACAAACAAATGGAATGGCGTGACGGCTCCGTAGCGAATTGTGCCCTGCTGGCCACTGGCCTTGTCCATAGCATCCTGATCCCACCACGTCTTGATGAAACCGGTGCCCGTAACAACGGTCCACCACATGGCCCGCGAGTAGTGGTAGCGGAGCTTCTGCGTTTCTGAGATCGACTGCCACGCCTGCTCAGCTGCGTAAGCGGCCCGGACATCCTCGTCCTCAGCTGTCGCGGGAACGGCCACAGCGTTAGGGATGGCCGACAGAAACTGCGACAGCTCCGATCGGACGAAAGCGCGAGTGCGGTTCACAACCTTGCGTTGCGAATAGTACGGCTTCTTAGGCATGATCAGCTTGCCCTGCATGTCTGCCGGGTACTGGCCGCTAGTCTGCTCAACCCACTGCTGGCCGTAGAAGAAGGCCATGTTGGTGTACCACTGCAGCTGACGCTGCGTGCGAGCCTGCTTAGCCTTCGTGTACTCCTGCTTTACCCACGCGGCAAGCTTGGCGGCATCCTTCGACTGAAGAAAAGCGTCAAGCTTGAAACCATTATCGACCGGGAGCTTCGTTGGAGCCGAAGAACTCTGCGTCGAGTCCAAGTTCGGAGATGAAGGATTGTTCAAACTCATTTACGGGATCCTCAGCTAGAAGTGGGTTGCGTTCGGCAATGCGGGAGATTTCCCCCTCATCGGATGGGTCAAAGTCATTGAAATCATCATACCCGCCGGTTGGAATAACCGTCGTTAGGGCCTGAAAAGTCATTGGGTCCTTAGACACCATCAACTGGATCAGACGTTCTTCACGATTCCCAGCATCAGTGAGTAATTCTTTGTATGTGTAAAGAATTGACTCAATTTTTTGCAGGTCGTCTTTCTTTTGCAGGTTCAGCTGCCACGTCGTCCACACTAGGACGGCTGACAGCAGCCCCGGCAGCAATATGACTAATGATATTTCCAAGCCGGTCATTCAGATCCGTCCCTTCTTGCAGGCCTGCCTTGAAGCCTTCGTTGTATTTTTCCATGTCGTAAAGCGAACGCTCCTGCGCGTTCTTGGTATCAATCAACCCAGCGATCTCTGCCATCTCTTTGATGGTTTGGACCGACAGGTATACGCGGCCTTTGTTCTCGATCGACACGCTAATGCCGGTGTCAATGAACGGGCCGTTTGGGGAGCGTGTAACAAAGTCCACGCCGGGCATGAGCGCTGGTGCGTCTACGAGTGCCCACCTGCGAGCATCTTCGCCTTCAAACGCCATTTCAACCTCCGTAGTAGTCGCCTACTGATTCGTATGTGTCCCACTGAGTATTTTCGTCAGTCTCGTTGTACTCATCGACAAAATTGACATTTGGATCGCTTGCCATTTTTGCCAGTAAGTCCATATACGGAATTGTAGTCGGTGTTTTCTCATTTCTGGTAAGTTCACGACTTTCGTTGGGTCGCAGATCCGGCATGAGCGTCATAAAGTAGCGGGCCGAGTCAGCGGCGTGGTCGTCCTTCTTGTGGATCTCCTCCTGCTTATTCATCTCGTAAGCCTGCTTATCTGACGAGTACGTTGCCCACCGAAGCTTCTTGAGCTCGCGGATCAGGTTGTGACAGTTGTTGGTGATCGTCCACGTAGGCGTGTTGTTTGATCGGATGCGCATGTATTCCTGCATCTTCTCAATACCAACCACCACACTGCGCGGCACGCCTTCGACAGCTACGTACACACCGTTTTCTGCGTAAGCCTGCAACACGGACGTGCCTGTGATACCGGATGTCTGTTTCAGCGCGGGATCGCCTGTACGGATGTCAGCCTGTTTGCCCCATGCTTTCTCGCGCTCGTGGATCACTGCGGAGTGCTCGGAGACGGTCATGTTGGATGAGTAGTGCTCAGCGAACGTCACAATGTCCCCGCCGGGAGCTACCGCGTGCCAGAGGATAGCTGTCGGGTTGTTCCAACCGTGGTCGATCGACATGTACCACTCCCAGTTTTTAGGGGGGATAAACGGATCGACAACGTATTTTTCGTTTTCTTGGGCAAAGTTAGGGAACACCAAACCGGATCGAGCAACGAAAGAGCCTTTTTCGCGGATCTCACGCTCCTCCTTATTCATGCCCATCATGTAGAAATCCATGTCGTCATCTTCAGCTTCGATGTATGGGTTTTGTTCCGCCGACAAAGTAAACGTGGCAATCTCGCCGTCAGGGTTTTCTAGTGCGGGCTCCCACAACAGGTCATACGTCCAGCCCATACCTTTGGTTGGTGTAGCTGCAATAACCCACCAGCCGTTGTAGTCGATCAAACGCATCATCGACTCGTTGAAAATGTGCTGTGGTGGCTCCTCGTCAAAAAAGATCAGGTGACGCGGCACACCACCAAGTTTCATCAAATCCATACCCCACGTCACAAAATCAATAGTGGATCCGTTGGAGAACGTGAAAATAAGGTTTTTGGTATCCCAGCTTTTATCGAAACTGCCGTCCACCAGCATGGACGTAGTTGTCCAACGCTTCAGCTTGGGCAAAACGATCTGTTCGACACCTTTAGCAATATCAACTACGACAAAACGAATACTGACTGGGCCTTTGCCCCACGTGTTTGGGCGCTCGATGTACGGGTGCGTGTTCGTGGCCCACCAGATCGCCTCCACGACTTCAGCGTCAGATTTACCACCACGGTTACCTCCAGATAGAAAGCGTCCGCGTTTAGCTGTCGTGTGAAACCGTTTCTGTTCTGGGTAGTCTTTCTGGCCGTAGGCGAGAATGTTTGGCTTGCGAACAGATGAGTCAAGCTCGTCGATCGCAAGATCAAACAGATCTTTGAGCGAAGGCTCTTTACTAGGCACTAGACGAGTCCGTAGCTCCCAATCGAACGAGCAGGGCATTTACTGATACACGCCATGCGTCGGTTGATCGTGAGCCCGTGATCGTGAGCCCTTCGAGGATGAGTGCTGAGTCGCCACCATCGTGCACGTGATCTCCGGGAGCTGCCTGATTAGGGTTGGGTCCTAGCGTGTGGTGCTGAGATTCGAGACGAAGATCTAAATCAGAGTTGGTGTGGAAATCGTCTACTTCCTCTGCTGAAGGTTTAGCTGCGTTACCGCCGGAAACTTTACGGACAGATGATCCGTATGAACGAATTTTTGGCTGTGCCATGTGACCTCCTAAGATCAGAATTAGCGTATCAAAAAACACCCCCGCTTATAGCGGGGGTGTTTAGTTTTTGTTTAGTTACTGGCAGCTTTCGCATTGCAGCGCTTCCATCGGATCGATGGGGCATGCGTAGCCTTCTACCATTTCGTTTTCCACTTAGGCACTCTTCTTCGGTGCGTTTGCGATAGCCAGCGCTGAGAAAGGCACAGCGAGGTTACCGATCACTGCGACAGCTACGGTCAGCCAGCCGGGGAACGGAGCTCCCAAAGAGGCGAAACCGACAGCTACGTTTGTGACGACAATCGACACACCTGCGTACAGGGCGTAAGCGAGTTTGCGGTGAGATGACTTCATAATGATTACGCCAAGATCGGCTGTAGGCAAAGAAGCAATTTTTTCTTCAGATTTGGTGGGCACGGGCTTCCTTTCAGGAATTTTCTTCGGTTCGGTAATGGATTCGCGTTGTTTAGGTTTAGTTGGTTTGACGGGCTCGGGCTTGACGGGCTCGGGCTTGGGTTTGACAGGCTCAGGTTTGGGTTTTACGGGAGCGGGAACTACCGGCTTTACAAAAGTTCCGCCACTCAAACTTGCTTGAAGCGATCGAATGGTTTGCGGACCAAAGCTACCGTCAGCAGGCACACCCAAAAATCCCTGTAACGCACGTGTCGTTGCGGGGCCCCAAGATCCGTCAGCAGTCACACCAAGAAACGACTGCAATGCGCGAGTGCTAGCTGGGCCAAAATCGCCATCAGCTGTAACACCCAACGCTGTTTGCAAAGCGCGTTTCGTTCGAGGCCCAAAATCGCCATCAACCGCAATGCCAGAAGGTGCTGAGTTGCCAAACCACGGCATGACATCTTCACGCACTCCGTTGGGGTCAACAAGGTGAACATGCACGTGGGGGCCGGTTGACGAGCCTGAACCGGCTGCGCCTTTTGCGCCACCCGTGTAACCCAACAGCTCACCCGCCTTCACGGAACGGTTTGACCCGTTGAAACCAGAACAATGCAAAAACTGCATCACATAGCCGGGGGAGTCTGCAAGCGCAAGACTAATGATGTATCCGCCCGAGCCACTTCCAGCCTCAAAACGAACCGAGCCAGCGACAGGTGAGTAGATAGGTGTGCCAACAGGGGTTGCAAAATCAACACCCCCCAACGATCCGCGCCGACGATGCGCCGCCCAATCGTCGCTGACACGATAACCAGCAAATGGATTAGTCATGGCCATTATGATCCTCCAGCCGGGTAAGGATTAGCATCTTTCACAGCTTGAATAGCGTCAAGCCATTCCTTTTCGGTTGCCTCGCCACGCTGATATTGCATGAAGATAGGGTCGGCAATTTTTTGATAGGCGAACTG